CCCGCTGCCTGAACATGCCCTTCAACGTCGCGGCGGGGAACTCCTCGGGGTACAACTACGCCAGCGGCCGGCTCGACCACCAGACGTACTTCAAGAGCCTGCGCGTCGATCAGCACCACCTGCGTCTGGCGGTCCTTGACCGCCTGCTCAGGGCCTGGCTCGACGAAGCCGCGCTCGTTGAGGGTCTGCTCACGCAGTCCATGCGGGTGCGCGGAGCGGCGACGCCGCACACCTGGTTCTGGGACGGCGTCGAGCACGTCGACCCCGCCAAGGAAGCCACGGCCCAGGCTACGCGCCTGGCCAACCACACCACCACGCTCGCCGCCGAGTTCGCCCGCCAGGGGCGCGACTGGGAGGACGAGCTGCGTCAGCGGGCCAAGGAACTCGCGCTCATGGCCGAGCTCGGGCTCCCGCTCACCACGACCGCACAGCAGGAGTCCGCGCCGAGGCGCAACGAGGAACAGGAGACTGAATCCCATGCCGTCTGACACCATCGTGTTCAACGACCATCCGCTCGTGATCCGCGCCCACAAGGCCGCCGACGCCGACGCGCCCGCGCACAAGAGCCTGTCGCTGACGGCGCAGGCGGAGTTCGAGTTCATCGCGGCTTCGGGCAATGAGGCCGGTGGCGGCACCGCGCTCCCGAGGTTCCGGATGGTCGCGTACACCGGCGGCCCGATGAAGGTCGCCGGGTGGCGGCACCCGGTCGTCATCGACCTGGCGGGCCTGGCGATCCCCTCGCAGTCCCGCCCGATCCGCTTCGGTCACGATGCGGCCGCGGGCGTTGGGCACACCAGCGCCGTCGCCGTCGAGGACGGCAAGCTCGTCGCCTCGGGCATGATCTCCCGCGACACGCACGCCGCCAAGGAGGTCGTGGCCTCGGCGCGTAACGGCTTCCCGTGGCAGGCGTCGGTGGGGGCGAGCGTCGAGGCGTTCGAGTTCCTCCGCGAGAACCAGTCCGCCACGGTCAACGGCCGCGAAGTGCAGGGGCCGCTGAACATCGTCCGCCGCGCCACCCTGGGCGAGATCAGTTTCGTGGACCTCGGGGCCGATGGTGGGACGACCGCCAGCATCGCGGCGTCGGGCGAGGCCGGCGCTGCGTCCCCCACGCAGCCCACGCCCCCCACACCCCCGACGCCCCCCGCACCTGCAACGCCACCCGTCAACGGTGCCGAGGCCGCCGATCCCGTCCGTGACCTGCGCGCCCAGATGGCCGCCGAGACGGACCGGATCGCGGCGATCCGCCGTCTGTGCGCTGGCGCGCACGCGACCATCGAGTCGCAGGCTATTCGTGAGGGGTGGGACGCCACGCGCACGGAGCTGGAGGTGCTGCGAGCCAGCCGTCCCAAGGCCCCCGCGGGTCCGGCGATCCACGCGCACGGCCAGGCCGGGGTCACGCAAAAGGTGCTCGAGGCCGCGTGCATCCTCTCCGGCCGCCTGGAGAACCCGGAGCAACACTGCAACGAGCGTGATCTCGAGGCAGCGAGCCGCGCCTTCGGCCGCACGATGGGGCTGCAGGAACTGCTCCTGCACGCCGCGTGGGCCAATGGCTACTCGGGGCGGACCTTCCGCGACTGGCACGGCGTCATGGACGCGGCCTTTGGGCGTCCCGGTGCCGACGTGCAGGCCTCCATCGGCAACAGCACCATCAGCATCGCGGGCATCCTCTCCAACGTCGCCAACAAGTTCCTGCTGGAGGGCTTCTTCAGCGTCGAGCGCGTCTGGCGGAACATCTGCGCCGTCCGCAGCGTCACCGACTTCAAGACCGTGACCAGCTACCGCCTCACCGGCAACGACGGGTACGAGAAGGTCGCCCCGGGCGGTGAGATCAAGCACGGCACGCTCGGCGAAGAGTCGTACTCCAACAAGGCCGAGACCTACGCCCTGATGCTGTCGATCGACCGCACCGACATCATCAACGACGACCTGGGCGCGATCACGACCGTCCCCCGCAAGCTCGGCTCGGGCTCGGGCAAGACCATCAACGAGGTGTTCTGGGCCGCGTTCATGGCCAACAGCGGCTTCTTCACGGTCGGGAACAAGAACTTCATCTCCGGCGCGGACACGGCGCTCTCGATCGACGGCCTGACCAAGGCCGAGGTCACGTTCATGGACCAGGTGGACTCCGACGGCAAGCCCATCGGTGTGCTGCCCTCGATCCTGCTGGTGCCCACGGCCCTCTCGGCGATGGGCAGCCAGCTCTTCAAGAGCCTGGAGCTGCGCGACAACACCGCGAGCGCGCGGTACCCGGTCACCAACCCGCACCAGGGCAAGTTCCGCGTCGAGGTCAGCCGCTACCTGGGCAACCCCAAGTTCACCGGCAACTCGACGAAGGCGTGGTACTTGCTGGCGGACGCGAGCGACCTGCCCGTCGTCGAGATGGCGTTCCTCAACGGGCAGGAATCCCCGACCATCGAGACGGCCGAGCAGAACTTCAACCGCCTGGGCATCCAGATGCGCGGGTACCACGACTTCGGCGTGGCGCTGCAGGACCCGCGCGGCGGCGTCAAGAGCAAGGGCGAGGCGTAAGCCACCATGGGCGACGTCATCGAGGGCGGCGGCGAGATCGAACCAGGTGGGGGTGGCGAGCCGGGCGAGCCCGGCTCCGGAGGATCACAGATGTCCACGACAAAGTTCGTACAGGAAGGCGCGGCGATCGACTACACCCCCGGGGCCGACATCCCCGCGGGCACCGTCGTCGTGCAGGGCGACCTGGTCGGCACCACGCGCGTCGACCTCAAGGCCAATCAACTCGGCTCGCTGGCGGTGCAGGGGGTCTTCGACTTCCCCAAGGCCGCCGGCGCGGGCACGGCGTTCACCGTCGGCACGCTGGCGTACTGGGACGCGGTCGCCAAGGTCGCCACCAAGACCGCCGCCGGCAACAAGGTGATCGGCAAGGCGGTGCGCGCCGCGGCCGATGCCGACACCACGGTGCGCATCCGGATGTCGCAGTAACCCCGGCGAGAGGAGGGCGGCATGGGTGACCTGCTCGAACAGGGCGCGGCGTTCCTCGACGACCAGCGGCATCGGCACATGAGCCGCACCGTGGTCTACAGGCGCGGCGCGGACGAGAAGGAAGTCCAGGCCACCATCGGCCGCACGGAGTTCGAGCAGGCGGATGAGGCTGGCCTGATCCACCGAGTGGAATCACGGGACTTCCTGATCCGCGCGGCGGACCTGGACCTGGGCACAGGCCCGATCCAGCCCAGGGCGGGCGATCAGGTGCGGGAGACGGTGGGCAGCGTGGGGGGGCAGGTGCTGGTGTACGAGGTCAACGCGCCTGGGGGGGCGGGCGGGCAGCCGCCCTGGCGATACAGCGACCCGTACCGCAGGGTGATGCGGGTTCACACGAAGTTCGTGGGCACGGAGGCGTGATGACGGGAGCAAACGCACAGAACGGCACCAACGGCGGCAAGGCGTCGCTTCGCGTCCAGTGGGCGGGGATCATCGTCACGATCCTCCTCGCGGCGGGCGCGATGACCGTCCAGTGGGGCGTGGTCACCGCCAAACTGCAGCAGGTCGAGAAGCGCCTGGACGAACTCATCGTCGAGGCCCGGGCCCTGCGCACCGAGTACCAGGCGATCGAGCGGCGCGTGTCGTACCTCGAAGGCCGGCTCAACGGAGCGGGGGGGAGGGGTGGCCAGTGAGCACCATTGCCGCCATTGCTGATGCCGTCGCCGCGCACATCAACGCCGGGACGTACCCGCGCCCCGTCGCCGCCGAGCGGATGTACCAGCCCGCCTTCACGCTGGAGGACCTCAAGGACCTGCGCGTGTCGGTCGTGCCGCGGACGGTGGGCATCTCCGCCGCCAGCCGCAACAGCAGCACGTTCGAGTGCATCATCGACGTGGGCGTGCAACAGAAGTTGCCGGCGACCGGTGAACAGGCCGAGATAGACGCCCTGCTCGACCTGGTCGAAGAGATCGCTGACCGGCTGCGGCTGACGAGGCTGCCCGGCGCGCCCGAGGCCGCGTGGGTCGGCATCGCGCACGAGCCTGTCGTGTCGAGCGAGTCGCTGGAGCAGCACCGGGTGTTCACGAGCGTCCTGAGCGTCACGTACAGGGTGCGGAGGTAACGGGGTGAGGAACTTCATCGCGATCAAGATCGACCTGGACAGCAACTACGCCGCGCTGTCGGCCACGCCGCATAGTTCGAGCGCTGCCATTCAGTCGTCAAGCAGCGCGACCCGGCCATCCGAGCGAGCATCTCACAATGAACGCCACAATGAATATCAGCACGAGCACGAGGTAGAGAGCCAGCAAACGCTTTTCCGTCGCGCGTTTCATCGCGCAATCGTACACCCGGACACATTCCGGGTGCAGAGGTAAGCAGTGCGGAACTTCATCGCGCTCAAGATCGACCTGGACACGGACTATGTGCCCCTCTCGACGCCGCCGCTGGTGGCGACGTGCACGCTGACGTTCGCGCACACCAACACGCAGGACGCCACGCTCAAGGGGACCGACGGCAAGGAACTGCTGATCCCGCCGGGCGCGCAGTACCGCCTGGAGCGCGTGGACCTGTCGCGGATCGAGGTCAAGAGCAAGGCGGGCGAGTGCGTGTACGTGGTCGGGCACGGCGGCTGAGCAAGGAGCAAGGAGCAGGCAATGGCGATCAAGCTGGGCATGGAGGCGGTCCTCAAGTACAAGGTCGGTGGGCAGGCCGGCGGCGGAACATGGACGGCGCTCGGCAACACCCGCGACGTGACGCTCAACCTCGAGGCGGGCGAGGCCGACGTGACCACCCGCGCCAACGCGGGTTGGCGTGCGACCGTCGGCACGCTCAAGGAGGCGAGCGTCGAGTTCGAGATGGTGTGGGACACCGCCGACGCGGGCTTCACCGCCATCAAGAACGCCTTCTTCAACAACGCCGTCATCGGCCTTCAGGTCCTCGACGGGACCAGCGGCCAGGGTCTTCAGGCGGACTTCTCGATCACCAACTTCTCGCGCAGTGAGGCGCTCGAAGAGGCGATCACCGTCTCGGTCACGGCGAAGGTGACTTACTCGACGACGGCGCCTTCATGGATCGGCGGGTAACCCGACACCCCACGCACGTCACGGAGGAATCACAGATGCGATCGTTCACGGACAACGCGGGAAGGCAGTGGCAGGTCGAGATCAACGTCGCGGCCCTCAAGCGCGTGCGAGGGTTGGTGCGGGTGGACCTCATGCAGCCCATCGAGGGCACGGGCGGCTTGCTCGAGCGCCTCGTGCGCGATCCGGTGCTGCTGTGCGACGTGGTGTACGCCTTGTGCAAGCCCGAGGCGGACACGCGCGGCGTCAGCGACGAGGACTTCGGCCGGGCGATGGCGGGCGATGCCATCGAGCACGCCACCGCCGCGGTGCTGGAGGAACTCGTGTCTTTCTGCCCGAGCCCGAGGGACCGGGCCAACCTCGGGCGGGTGCTCCAGGCCACGCGGGAGGTGATGGACAAGGCCCGCGACCTGGCGACGCGGCGGATCGATCACCTGATCCAGAGCGGGGAACTCGAACGCCTGGCGGAGAGCGCGCTGGGCGAGCCGGAGGGAGTGGTCCAACCGCCGCCGACGCCTGGCGGCACGTCTGGCACTGCGCCGGAGCCGTCGGCGTCGATCCCGGGCCCCTGACGCTCCGCGAGCTGATGGAGATGCTCGAAGGGCGGCAGCGTCACGACTGGTCCATCGCCTCCTCGTGCCTCTCCGTCATCGCCAACCTGCACCGCGATCCCAGGCGATCCCGCCGACTCAAGCCCAGCGACTTCGACCCGTTCGCCCATCGATCCCACGCACAACGCCGCATCCCTGTTCCCGTGTCGGTCCTCAAGGACGTGTTCATCGACGGCAAGGTCCCGGACCTGCCACTGGAGGTTCACGGATGAAGCACCTCGGTTCGCTCTCCACCCGTCATGTCGTCTACCTCGTCGGCCTGCTCCTGCTGGCGCTGGTGCTCGCGTCGTGCGCCGGGATCGATCTGGGTGACCTCGTCAAGGTCAAGACACCCAACGCCATCCAGCAGACCACGGGCCTACGCGCCACGCTCAGCCTCAACGAAGCCGAAGCCGAGTACCAGAACTGGTTCAACCAGACGCAGGCGACCGGCGCGCAGTGGAAGGGCAACATCCAGCGCGCCGGCGAGGTCCGCGGCCTGCTGGGACAACTGACGCTCTCGGCCCTCGACACCGTCGGCCCCACCATCGCGGGCCTGCCCGTCCTCGGCCCCGCGCTGCCGGCGCTCACCGGCATCGTCGGGTTGTTCATCGGGTCGGGGCGGCTCCGCAAGGAGAAGGAAGCGTCGTTCAACAAGGGCCTGGAGACCGGCCGCGATATGGCGGGCGAGGCCTGATCCGCACCACACACGCAAGGAGGCACCCATGAAGATCGTCGCCCCACGACCCGGCCGCTTCGTCCGCGTCCCCAACAAGCCGCCGTACCAGCACCCCGCCGCCAGCCCGGACTATTTCGCCACGCGCGGCGAGGTGGTCTGTGGCGGGCGGCGTGCGGAGCTCGACCTGCTCTTCACGCCCACCGAACTGCGCCGGGCCGCGCACCGGGCGCAGAAGAACCGCGAGGACATCCCGCCGGCGAAACGGCGCTCGCTCCTGGGGCTGCTTGAACGTCTCTTCGGAGGCGGGAATCGGTGATCACCATGCGGATCAAGGACATGTTCTTCGACCGGCACGTCGTCATGCGGGCGATGGACTCGGCCAAGCGGAAGGTGCTCAGCCAGGCCGGTGCCTTCATCCGCACGGCGGCCAAGACCAGCATCCGCAAGCGCAAGGGGACAGCCCCGCCGGGCAAGCCGCCGCACTCGCACGAGGGGAGCCTGCGGAAGTTGATCCTCTTCGGGTACGACCGCGCAAGCGATTCGGTCGTGGTGGGGCCGGTGGGGTTCGCCAAGAGCACCGCGCCGCGGGCGCTGGAACACGGCGGGGAAACGATCGTGCATACCAGGCGCAAGGGAAGGTTGACATCGCGGAAAGTCAAGATCGCCGCGCGGCCGTTCATGGCCCCGGCGCTGGAGAAGGAGCGGCCGAAGCTGCCGCTCTTGTGGCGGTACTCGATCAGGAAGGGAGCGTAATCGGTGGCCGACACGCGGGGCATCCGGGCCGGACGGGCGTTCGTCGAACTCGGCGTGAGCGACAAGCTCAGCGCCGGGCTTCGCCGCGCCCAGAAGCGGCTGGAGGCCTTCGGCCAG